TTGATGCCAAGAGGTAAAGACTCCCACGCGAAGCGGGCAATGTTCACGCCCTGTCCTTCTATGATGTTATCTAAAGCAAATGGATGAGTGAAGAAATCGGGGTCTGAAATCTCAGGACACATCCACACCGTAGCAAAGCGTGTATTCGTCTCGTTGTCTGTGCGGACTTCTAAATAGACAGGCGTATCGAAGTCTTCTTTATGATAACGCCACGCGTCTCTAAGCAATGCCTTGAATAGCGCCGTCTGTGTCGCAAGGTTGTCGTGAGATGTGCCGTAGACGTTCAGCCTCCACGTTTCAACGAACAGCAGGTCATCGACAACGCGCGCCGAGTCGTAAATATGCGGCGCATACCTGGCTTTGCTGAATGCTCCGCGCTGAGGGATGATTGTGTTTATATCTATCAGGTCAACGGTTCTTGTGCCGTCAGTAAGTATCGCTTTTCTAGCCACCTATACCTCGAAAGAAGTCCTCTGCCATATTATTGAATGCCCTCTGTGACAATCCGTTGCTTATGTTTATGTCTCCGCCCGCTAGTTGGTTCTGGTTGTATACGTGCCCTGACTCACCAGGAACGAACAACTCAGCACTTTCCTCTCCAACTATGTATGGCCTACCAGCCTGAACGGGGCCACCCATTGCCCTGAACTCGCCGCCTCTGCTACCCTCTTCAGTAATAGCAGTCGCCAGCTCTTCTGAAACACGCAGCACAGCTTGAAGTTGAACTTTGCGCTTGTTCTCTCGCGACCATCTTGTGAGCCACTCGGCAAACGTTTCCAGCTCCTGTTCGGCAGGCTCAGTGTTGGCGGTAACTTCCAGCTCAGGGAAAAGCTCGATTGTCTGCGCTGCCGTGAGAAGTTTTGTGTTCCAGCCATCCATTGTTGTCTTTCCAGTTTCTACTGCTCGCGCCAGCTTCCATTGGGCTTCAGTTAGACTGGTTAGTTCGCCAGTCCGTCGGTCGAAACTCGCTCCAAGCCGTATCATCTCTACGCGGTACTCTTCGTATGTATGTTCGCCAAGCAACATCTCTTTGTTGTGATCTTCCTGAGCCTGAAGCACAGCGTTTATTCCACTCGCAAGTGCATATACTCCCGTAACGGTATCGTTCAAAGCTGGCAGGAACAACTCGCCAAATACGCGACTTAACTCTTCAAGTTGGCGGTCCATTGAAAGTATCTTCTTGCCAGCGGTATCCATTGCCGCTTCGTATGTGCCTGCTATGCGCACGCCAGCTTTCATAACCGCGTTGGTGCGCGCCAGCATTATTTCTTCTTCTGTTAGCTCATCGGTTGTTTTGCCAAGTTCGGCGGCGAGTTCTTTTTGCGCCTTTCCAAACTGGACATTCAGCCCAAGCGTACGCGCCATTCGCACGTTGCCGGTTTGTAGAACGAAGGTGAGTTTCTGGAATGCCTCTGAGGAGTTTACATTGGCGATAACGGCGGTGTCTTGTGCCAGCCTTGCCAAGTCAGTCGCATGTGCAAGATCGACATTGGACTGAATCATCATGGCGATAGCTTGGCGAGAACCTTGAAGCGTAATGCCCTGATCTGCAATAGCCCGCTCTAATGAACGGACTTCCTTCTCAGTCATGCCGACGTTTTCGCCTAGCTTCTTAGTGACAACGCCAAGCGTCTCAACGCGAGCGGCAAGCATAACTGAGCTTTTAATAACCTTCGCTGCGCCCATTGCAATGAAGGCAATCGTGGCGCTCTTGACGACTTTCTCTAGCCCCGAAAGCTCTTTCTTTGTATCTTTTACTCCGGTCCCTTTCTTCTTACTGCGGAGTATTAGTTCTAATACCGATGCCATTTATTTACCTATTGTTTATACTTCCGATACTGCGGATGCTCTGCGCGTCGCTTCGCCATGTAAGTGTCTATCTTCGCAACACCTTTCTTCATGTTCGGCAAATCATTTACCAGCGCATCGCACGCGTCCACAAACTCATCGGGTAAATCGTCAACGTCCCACGCGCTAATAACCGTTCCGCCATGCGCCAGGTTCACAGCCCTGGCTTTGAAGATTTTGATTAGCAGTTTGTCACTTGTCGCGCCACTCTGAGCAAGATCGAGCAGCGCGCCACTCAGTTTTTTCTTATACCTTCCGCGTGTTCTCCTATCAAAGCCTGAACACCTGTTGCAATGAATATCCATAGCGCGGGGTCTTCTTCTGTAAGTCCGTTGAGTTCGTATGCGCTAGTATGAGTTTCGGGGTCGGAGGCCTGACTCAACGCATTCGCATACCACTCATAAATAGACTTGTTGACGGCATCAAGCCTTCCGCTCAGGGCATCGGCTTTCTTGTCGTCGGGCTTCTTTGTAGTCAGTAGCTTTTCTAGTTCGTTCTTTAATCCAAATATCTTGATTTGCAAGGCATCAAACTCGTTCTTGATGTTGCGCGTAGGATTAACCCAAACGTGGAGCGCCAGCCCTTCCATCTCTTCGGCATAGGCACTCATTTCCAAAGGGCGTATAATCTTCGGAATATTGAACTTCATCTTGTCCTCCATCTTCTAGTGGGCCACAGGCTGCGAGGACCACAGCCGTTCAGTGAAACCAACCTAGTGACCCTATACGACTTGGGTCGATATAGTCATAAACACGTCAAGCATATCGGGTGTAGCAAAAATAGTCGGGTCTAATATGCTTTCATGCACAAGCGTGAATAGGTTGTTTCCCCTGTCCTCGTCGGCAAACGGTATGACCTCTCTCCACCTGCCAAAGCAATCTATTCGCAAGAGTGACGCTACTGGCGACGCTGGATTATTAATCTGCAACCGATAAGCCCTGTCCGTCTGTGTCAGGTAGTGCCCGTACTCCGTTACTGCGAGCAGGTTGCCCTCAAACGTAAACGCAGATGTGACGTGAATTATTCCCTCAGCATCTATGTCGAAAGTCTTTAGAGCAGACCCCAGCATCTTCGGATGCACGCCGGTCATAATGTCAATGTCAAACGCCCTCAGGGTAGCATCCATCGGCGTAGTGCCCAAGTTCGCCCATAGAGCGTCAATGTGCAACGTCGTCAGCTTGGCGTTTAGCGGCCAGGTTGTAATCGGCTCCTGTCCTACAGTGAGGGTGTCAACCTTCCATTCTCTAGCGAAGAAATCGCCAGTAACTGTAACAGGGGAAGCCTCAGCGCCCTGGTTGATTGTTCCCTTGATGTTGATTCGCTCGAACATTGCATAGGTGGTTTCGTAATTCACACCCGCAACATCGTCGGCCTTCTGAAGCGTGAACGAATCGGGCGCATTGATACCCCTCAACAGCGGGGTATAGGTCCAGTCCCACGCAGCGCCGTTTGCTATGCTAACAATGGCCCCTTGCAGCCCACAGTTAAACATGAGGGGAAGCATCTCATAATATGCGTGTTCAAACGTCAGTGTGTCGCTTACCATGTTCTGACCAATCCAACTGCGGAGCGACTTAGCGCGTGCGCCAAAGTCCTCCTCTGGAAACGATGGAACGCGGTCAGGCGCTAACGGCTCAACCACCTTCAGCGCTATGCGCGTTGTTGGTACAGCTACGCCATGCGCTACGGGATTCTCCAGCCCGTATTGTACTAATGATAGTGCTCGTTCACCCATCTTGTACCTCCGACTTCATAATTGTTACCGTCACCAAATCTCCTACAGCCAAGTCTTCATCAACCACCTCAAACCAAACGCAGAACGGAGAGCGATGCTCCGCATAATTAAAGACAACGCCCATGTTGTCGTGCATTCGGCTAAGACCAGCGACTTTGGCCTGTACCACAAGTGTGCTTCTCTTCTTCGCCATAATTCCTCCTATGCTGCTACGGGGTAGTCCCCTGATTCGTTCTCTTTGACAATGATGTGAAAGATAATCCCTAAGTGTTGCTTATCTCCGTACTCTATTGACCCTGGCCCCTCATAGAAAGGCGCTGGCGCAGTCACCGGCAGACAGATTTGACAGTTTGCGCCCAGTTGCATATCAGCCGCTAGCGCATTCCTCACCAGCTCGATAAACGGAACCGCCACGGAATAAGCCTCTGGCGCTACTGTATTTACAACATACAGCGTCATGTTCACGACATGGTATGCGACATTTGGCCCGCCGACACTGTACTCCTGGTCGCCGCCAATCGGTAAAATAATCATGCTTGGGAATACGTGAAGTGTCCCTGGAAGGGTGTCCCATCCGTGGGCCTGTTCTACTCCAGCCACAGCTTCCATGTTTGCTACTAGAGTCGGCATCCAATCATCTATTGGCATTATATTTCCAAGTCCTTGACTATCTTTCCAACGGCTTTGTTGAACCGCTTTTGTATCGAGCCCCGCGCATTTTTCAGCAACCTCTTTACGCGTCCCATTGTTGGCTGCCCTCTGCGTGGACCTCTGCGATAGTGATAGCGCGCTCCGCTCTCAAGTGCTGCGGGATACGGAAACCCTCTGTCGCTTGTCACGTTTGTGCCAACAATAGCCACCACGGATGCCCCAACAACAGATTTGACACGCCCTGTTATTGACGAGCGATAGCGTCCTGTGTCTACCGGAGCATCTTTCTTCCAGCCTCTCTCAAGAGACTTGATAGAGTCCTCGCCAGCCCTTCTGAAATGTTTTCCGGCAATAGCATCAAAGCGATTGAGCTTCATTATCTGCTCGTCAAGCCCAACGACCTCTATCTCGTACTCGATCATCCAACCCCCGTTGGTCGATACGGCGCAAGCAAGGCCGCTGCTTCTGGGTCCATCGCCTTGATGTAGAATAATTGTCCTATCTCTGGCGTTGCTCTCGCATCTCCAAAGCCCTGAAAGCCGCGTTCCATCTGGCGAACAGCCTGAATGATTGCCGCCTGCTTCACTGGGAACGGAGGTCGCCATACATCAATCTGGACATTCTGCAAGTGTATAGCGTCAGTCGTGCCGTTGCGCCCGCGCACAATAGTCGCAACGTTGGTTCCTGTATTCACGCCCCCGACTTCGCAGAACTCGATTCCCATTCTAATAGTCTGACCAACCGCGAACCGCGGCGTGTACCCACCGCCGGTAGCGCCGTCAATGTCGTTCACCGTGAGTGCTGTAACACCAACTAATAACGATGGCGCATTCTCTACTTCGTCTAAGCTATCTTCCCAAGCATCGGCCCGATTGTCGTGAACACACCATGTGCCCTCGATGCGGATAGTCCTCTGCCCGCCGAAGAAGAACGAGTAGTTTCCGGTAGCCTGGTTCATAGCAATCTTGTTGTATGACCAGGGTGTGTTATAGTCATTGGCTCGCATCAGGATATAATCGGTTGCCGCAAGCGCCGTGTAGGTCGCCCCGTTGTCGCTGCTCATGGCGATTGAAGTCGCTTCGGCAAGCCCCAGCAGGTCGGGTATCCACAGCTCGTCCGTGTCGCTTCCGTCAAAGTAGCGAGTCTCAAGACTTGGATAAAAGCGCACCTTGCAATGGCGATCTATGTAGCGACTCACCCTCTCGCACAACTGCCTTATTAGCGAGTCGTACTTGGTCGTTGTAGACCGAATACCATCGGGTAATGCGTCTTTCACTTCCTGGTCGGTTATGTATGCGTTTGCCATAGTTCAATATCCTGTTTCTCAAATGCCTCACACAAGGTTCCTGGCGTGAGGTTTATTATCCGCCTGCCGCTTTCTTTGTACTTCTCGTTTACGTTTTCAAACGTCGCATCTACCTTTTCCCCATCCCAGTTATATGTTCTCTTTGCTCCCCACTGCTCATAGGCTGGATGGAAGTGCTCGGCTACTCCGGTGTGATCCAACCCTACCAGTAGGACCGTTTCAAACCCCATGAGATGAGCAAGTTTTAGACACCAGAAGATGACTGAGCCGCCGCCCTCCCACGCCTCTTCTGGCGTGCCCACTAATGCCCGATCGGTTCCCACAGAGCCAGCAAGAATCTTCTTGAAAGTCTCGCCCAGAAAGTATTCCCGACACTTCATGTCCATCATCCAGCGTCCGTAGGGGTTCATCCAGGCATCAATCGCCACGTAGTACGTTGGCGAGAACTCTTTGAGCCATATCTTGTTGACCCCGAAGGTGACGTAAGACTCAAGGAACTCATTAGGTACATCCTTGAGACTAGGCCCGCTGGCAATAATGATGCAGGTTTCGCCCTTGTGTCTATCTTTCACCGTTCGTTACTAATCTCTTTTTGCTCTATGTACCCACTTGGACCTTCCTCTTCCTCCGTTACTATCATTCTGAGGCGGTCGCTTTCCCAAACATACCCGAACCACTTTAGAATCTCGGCCTCTTCTGGTTTTGGGTTTTTGCTATCAACCCATTTGTATGTTGATCCATCCGAAAAGCGGTCCTCATAAGAATCTTTTCTTTCGTCTATCCATTCTTGCGCCTGCGTCTCGCCTTTAAATAATTCAATCCAATCATCAGTATGTCTATCTTTCCAAACAGCCATAAATACACTCATACTATCTCTACCTTTCACCAGTCGTTGTCTTTTTCGTAGCCCATCTTGATGAGCCAGTCACCAGCACGCTCTTTGAACAACTTTGTTATCTCTGGCGTAAACTCTTCCTTCCATTGCTGCGTTGTGCCCTTGCGGAACGTCGTTGACAGCTCTGTGCGCTTGGACATCTTCAGCATGGCATCCACAATCCTGTCAACGTCCTCGCCGTCAAGCGTTATTCTCAACCCCTTCGCCTGTGCCGCTCTGCCGTAGACGTACTTGATAATCAATTCCGCTGTAGGCCGTGGGTTGTCTATCATGTGTTCAAAGTGCAGCTTCAGCGCCCACGGGCTGTCGTACCAGCCCGCGTATGTTTCCCATCTATCTATAAGCCCTGGATAATCTCCTGTCCCCGTGATAACTGCTTTCAATACCGCTTCGTGGGTCTTTAGCTTCCGGTACACCTCTTTGTCTGGGTGAACTAATCTCTCATCGTCAAGCGTCACATGATATGACTGTGACACTGCCACGTCTCGCAAGTCCCTACAAACGAAGATTACGGCGAAGTCGAAATCATAAAGCATCTTCGCTATCTCTTCGGTATGCCCGCAATGTCCCTTAACGTAGGTGTCAGGCGTTGGACACCAGAACCGCTGCTTTAGTAGCTCCGTGTCCTGGTATTCAGTCAGCCATGAGTTGCCCTTGAAGCTGCCAACCCACGGCTTTTCAGTAAACGGCTTCGCAAGGCACGTTATCATTAGCTCCGTGAGGTGTGTTCCCGACTTCGGAAAGCCGTTGATAAACACCTTCGGCTTTATGTGTACCTCTTTCCCGCCGTTGTCTCCAACAACTATCACTTAGCTTCCGATGGCCCGACAACCGGCCCTGTTCGGTAGCACTCGTATTCAATAGTCGCCTCGCAATGTGGGCACTTGTAAACATCTTCCTCTGGATTAGCTTTGGTCTGGAAGCGTTCTTTGCATTCTCCGCATCGTAAAACGAGCATGTGTACCGCTGGCTTTTTCAGCATAGTGGAACTCCCTTTGTTCTGAAGTCTAATCTGCCATTCTTGATATTGGTTCTAAAGTCAGCCCTGTTGTGGCTGCTGTTGCCTTTGAAGTGCAGCACCTTAGCATCCTCTGGCGGCATACGGTCTTTGCCAGTCTCTAAGCGGCATCGCATACCAAACAAGTTCCATTCATCACCAGGGAGAACGCGTATTCTCATCTCGTCGCCGTTCACCTTCAATGTATGTGTTATGTCGTATTCGCGTCGGGTAAACCCCTCCATTTCTTCGAGAATCAAGCCCAGTATTCGTTGGTCGCTTTCTAGCGGCTCTGCGCTCTCTAGCCCATCTGACCACTCCCGCACAAACGAGAGCCTCTTGTCAGACTGACTGAACAGAATGACACCAGCGTTGAATATCCCGTTGTACTCTATGTGCGGGTGTTTCTCTATCCAATCTAAGTCAAATTGACTAGCCAGCGTTACCGCTATGTCGCAGTCCTCTGGGATGCTAAAGCGCATGTTCGGTATCGCATCAGCATCCAAGTAGATTGCACTTTCGCCTTTATGACGCTCTAGGGCATCAAGGATCATTGATGGTTTGTGAAGCGCCCTGGTGTAGTAGGTTTGGTCTGTAACCGGATCACCAGGCCCTATATGCCACTTCTTAACCTCAACGCCCCAGTCGCGTATTTGTAGTGATTCTTGTTCTTCTAGCCCCAGGTCATAGACTATAATCTTAGACTCTGGGAAGAACCTTTCTATTTGAGCGACCATGTATGGCAGGTAGAAGTAGAACTTAGTATCCGCCGCCGTTACAAAGAACATAGTCGCTCCTAAACTAGCTATGCGGTACTCTGTATCACATCCACGCTTGCTAGATCGTACTGTGACGCAGGTTTATACCTATCGACATCCGCCAACACGACCATCGAGAGAACGTTGGTCGCGGTAGCACCCTGGATGTGACACCGAAGCCACGTACTACCGTACGACATCGCCTCAGCAGATACCTCGTAGAGGTACTGAGAAGCGGCTGCTGTTACGGTTGTAGTCAAGCCAGTCAACAGCGTCGCTGTTCCAGCCGTGAAAGCCGAGGCGGGGTTGTCTTGTATCAACACAGTAGCGTCCACAAACACCGCGCCTGTCTGGAAAATAAACAGCGCCCGACGATGGTTCGTCATTGCGAACACATCGGAGGTTGTAGCTGCACCAACAATCGCGATTGGGTCTATGGTTGCCACTATAGCCAGTTGTTCGGAGAGTCTTTCGCAGTATGTCATATCTCCTCCTAGTTAGCGGCTTGGATTGACACTACGCTTGCAAGGTCACGGTCACTCGCCGGATGGTATCTTTCGACATCCGCCAACACGACCATCGAAGCAAGCGTAGCCCCTGCGCCAGCGTCAACAGTTCCGACAAGGTAAGTGTAGCCATCTTGCATTGCCTCACCGCTCACCTCGAAAAGGAACTGCGAATCTGTGGCGGTCACGGCGGCAGCCGTAGCCGACAAGATAGCCGCTGTCGTACCAGTAGCAGCCGCATCAACAGCCTCTCTGATTTGAACCAGAATGCCAGGTGTGTTCACTGTCGCTCCGGTTGAGAGAATAAACAACGCCCTTCGATGTAATGCCATCGAGAAGATGTCGCTATTCTGTGCCGCACCAGATATGTCGGCAGGGTCTATGGTGGCTACAACAGCCAGTTGTTCACTTAATCTTTCGCAAAATGGCATCATAACCTCCTAGTTAGCGGCCTGTATTGATACTACAGTCGCCAGATCGCGGTCACTTGCTGGATGGTAACGTTCGACATCGGCCAAAACCACAACCGCTAAGATCGTTGCCCCTGTGGGAGTGAAACGCCCACGCAGGAACGAGTTGCCAGTCGCCATCGCCTCGCCAGATACCTCAAAGAGGTACTGTGAATCGACGGCGGTACAAGCGGTTGCAGCAAGCGTCAAGATTGCCGCAGAACCAGTCATGCCCACCACTGGCCCCTCTTCGATGTTGCACAGAACCCCCGTTCCTACCGTATCTCCTGTCATCAAAATGAACATGGCGCGTCGGTGCATCGACATCGAGAAAACATCGGTTGCAGCGATAGCAGACAGCCCAGTGGTTGGATCGAGGGTGGCTACAACGGCTAGTTGTTCAGTTAATCTTTCGTTAAACGCCATTGTTACCTCCCTTAGCTTGTGGCAGCGTCTAACTCAACAAACGGCGAAACTTGCGTTGCACCATCAGCGAGTAGAACGGGTGCTTTGCACCATTCTTGTCCATCAACACGCTTTACCAGCCTGAACGTAGTCTGGTCGAAGCGGAACCGTTCATGGATTGAGGACTCTAGCGTGGTCGTGCTACCGTCACCAATTAGGTACTGGCTGAAGTCGCACAGTAAAACGTCACCCGTTGTACCGAGTGTAGGCGTTTTTTCCGTGAAAATCACCGGATATCCAAGCAAGGTCCCAGGAGCAAACCCAGCCGCCCCCGAAACGCCGTTTGCCGGATGCCAAATGTAATTATTTCCGGCATCAACCATAGTGTAAAGTTCCGGCAATACGGACTGTGACATAACCCACACGCCGCCCTTGACGGGGAGGAAGTGAGTCAACATATTCACGGCGTCAACGTAACCGAAATTTGCCGCGGCAACACGAACCTGGGTGAAAGTACCTGCTGCACCAACCACACCAAGAGGTTGTCCAACTCCGTTACCCTGGAGATAGGCATAGTCCTCTTTCCATTCGATAGCATCTCCGAACAGCATGGAGATAACAGCTGAGATGGTAGGATTGCTGTCTTCCATCAATTCGTCAGCCACCCGTGAGTAACCACAGAGCTTGTGAAGAACCAGCTCGATCTTATCGAACGTGATGTCTTCGATGGTCTTGGAACCAGCTTCCTCGATCCAGTATGTCAACACCCCGCCGTAGAAGTTTGACTTCCCAGCGACGGCATGAACACCGTGGTCGATTGCAGGCATGGACAAAGAACGTCCTGCCATTGGAAGAACGCGAGCGCGCGGGCGCACGATGTTTGATTGCCCGTCGTACTTCAAGAGTTCCTGTAGGAACTCAGGCGGAACAAGCGCCCCACCAGTAGCCATAGCGCCTTCTGCCATGTCTTTCGTTCCAAACTTCAGCCGTGGGTCAGTACCGCGGCCCTTGCCGTCCATCGCAACGGCTTTGATAAACTCGCCAAAGTGTTCAAAGCTCGCGACTTTCTTGCTTGCCGCTTTCTTCAGCCCTTCAGCCTCTTCCTTGCTAACTGCACCTTCCCAGCCGCCTTCTTTTGAGTCGCCTTCGCGATCAATGGGAATGGAAGCGCCGAGGTCCATGACCTCAAGTAGCTGTGCAGCCTTGTCGATGATTTCTTTGGCGGACTGCTGCAAGGCTACTGCCTGCGCTGCCAGCTCGTCGGAAACATCTTCGCCGCTGAGGATTTTCGCGGCCTCGTCTAACTTCTTGCGCGCCTCTGCACGCATGGTTTTTATACGGTCATTCATCTTGTGCCTTCCTTGAAATTAACTCAAACTCGATCTCGACACCATCTTGCTTTAGTCGTGCGGCCTCGCATGAGGTGAGTGCTTTTTGCGGCTCGGCCTCATCTTGTAGGTGCTCAACTGATGGCTCAACCAACAGGTCATCTTCAACCTGCTCATTGTCTTTCACGTTCGTTGTTATGGTCGCCTGGTTTGCGCCCCATGTGACAGGGCTGTATTCCCACAAGCGAACCTCTTTAATGCGCCTGAATGACTCGTCATCTGTTCCCTTGTCCATATCAGAGTCAAGCGTATCAAATCCGATACTCCATTCATCCATCGCGCCCGCTTTATAGAGCGCAAAGTCCTCCCGCGCTCTCTGGACATCAAGAACAAACTGCGTCTTGGTGAACAGCCCGCCCGTGGCATCAGGGTACTTCTCTAGCAATTCAGCGGGCAACTGGTCGCGTCCATGCTCTACCAGCTCAAGCGGCAATCCGACAACCTCATCCCACCTGTGTTGGTGTAACACGCGAATCTTGTTCGATCCCGCCGGACCGCGTTCCTGAATAGTCTTTTTGAACGCGCCGTTCTCTATCATGTCCGGCGGTATGTCCTCATCGACAATACCCATGACAGACACATAGGCTTCTACAATGCCTGTGTCCTTGTCGGCTTTCAAAACGTAGCCTGGGAATCTCTTGATTTCTTTAGTCATCTACATTCTCCGTCCCATTAAGTCGTACCAACGCAACGTCACCATTCACAACCAGAAACTTGTCTCCTGATAATAGCCATTGTTTCAGCATCTCGTTCAGCTTGACGATAATCTCATCAGGTAGCGTTTCCTTCACTACAACCGCGTACCTGCATTCTGGATGTATCTCGAATAATTCAAAGCCGTCCAGTTCT